CGATATTGGTTCGGCGGCGTGATGAACTGCCAGCCGTTATAGGCGAAGGCGATTTTGTTGGCTTGTCCCGCCCACGCGCCGGTTGGACTGGTGGCGACGATGTAGCAATCGCCATCGGCTGGGCTGCTTGGCGGTGCTGTCAGCGCAGCCGAGATGACGGAGCCAGAAAACAAGGCGTCGAAGGCGAGGATCGCTTCGTTGAATACAGTTTCCTTCATGGCCATGCCACTGGCCATCATCAAAACGCCGAGGCGCGGTGTCGCTGTCAAACCGGACATAAAGGTGCCTTACAAGGAGATGCGGGTCGGGAAGCCTCGCCCGATGATCGCGCCGATCTGATAGAGAACGATGGTGATGCCAGTCCCGGAAAAACCAACGTCAGTTGTTTGGTCAGATGCTGAATATGTCCACGTGCGCACCGCGCCGAGATCATACGTTGCATGAACCGTGTCCGTGCCTGCTGATGTCGTCACCACGTCGATGGAGTAAGCTTCGACGGCCTGATCCAGAATAATGTCACTGCCACTGAGCCACTTACCGTTAAGCCGGTTGCGCGGCTGCCACGTCATGGTGAAGTTATGGGATTCGTCGCTGTGCGCTGATGTCACCGCCGGTGCATAAGGGCGCAGTGCATTTCCAGTGTCCGTGAATTTGAATTCCGTATTGGAGTCCAACGTGGTGCCGGACGTTACCGCGCAATACGTTCCCTCTTTACCGATTGAGGCTTGAGTAACGACCACGCGCTCAAGATTGTCTGGGCTCAACCAGACGAACTCTTCTGAACCCTTGTGCAATGGCATCACGTAATCCGTCCCACGGAGCCCGCGCAGCCATTTTGTCAACTTCCAGTTACCGTTGCCGAGACTTTCAGCATTAGCAAAAGCGCAGATTTCTCCGCCGATGTAGCAGGTGTTCAAAGCCTGCGTCATCATGTCGACAGGGTCAGCGTTCACCAAGACCCAAGTTGGATCGAACAACCAGACAAGCACTTCCGACTTATAGTCCCAAGTCCCTGGCTTCACCGTTGGATCGAGCGATTTCGTAGCGAACCCGCACGGAACTCGCAGCGATCCAGTGGATATTCCATACCAAGCCGGACCAGACGATGATGGCGTCCCCGACGCCCCGAACGCTGATGCGTCGCCAGGATTTGCAAGATCGATTAGGAGACCGCCAGACTTCCAGCCTTGCGCAACTCCGGTCACGACCGTGTAGAACTGAGGACCGTCAGGAATTATATCATTTGGGATGGGAATGTCAAGACAATAACCAACGGTTCGCGAGGTATTTACCAGGACAGGCTTGGTGACATCACCAACGTCCTGTGCGGTTCCGGTGATCGCCCCGAGGTCTCCGAGATTGAAATCGGCGTCCTGAAAGTCAGCCTCGATGATGCCGTTCGCGCCGACCGTCAGTCCGGTTACGCGCCATTGCCGATACTCGCCTGGGTAGTCGGCGTCTGGGCACAGGACGACATCGCCCGGCTCCAGGATGATGTATTTTCGAGGAAGCTTCACCTTGTAGGTGTTGCGCAATGCAAATCGCAAAGCCAACGCAGCCTCGACTTGCGTCTTGGCAACAGAGCGCCCTAATGCAATCGTTACGTCCATGTCTTCGATGGTCAGCGAATTGCCGATATTACGCGCTGCCCAAACCGTGTTCATCGAATAGTTGCGGGCTTCCTCTTGATACTTGAAGTTGATGCGCCGTGGTAGATCGAGTTCGGACGTGCGCGTTTGCTGGATCGAGAACGGCATTTCATCCGTGTCGATGTGCGCGCCAAAATCCTGTGAATTGAGGATGGCGCAAGGGCGCTTGTTGTAAATTTGGAACTTGACCTTGTAGCCGCTCTCGCAGCCATCGAACTGGAAAACCTTTTGAAGGTCCTGTAGAACTTGACGAACAGACACGACCTGCGTGATGGCGAACCCATCACACACCATCGATCCCGGGATGGCGGTCGTCGTGTCGAACTCGTCCGCAGTCAACGCGGACTCGCGCAGAATTTCATTCAGAATTTGAATGATCGTTGGTTGCGTTGCCGACGCCACGGCTCCATAACCAATACCGGTTCCAAAGCCTACCTGTGGAGGAGGCGCGGTGCCGCCACTGGCACCACCAAGAATTCCGCCGATGATAGCGCCTAAGTTTTGACTGCTTGAGGCATCCATGACACCGGAGGAGGTCCCGTCCGCCATCACCTCGGCGGAGATTTGCGGAACCGTGTTGCCGAAGTCAGCAAGCTGGAGGTTGTTGATCATCGCATAGCAGAGCCCGCGATAACCGCTGACATATTGCGATCCTGGAGGACCACCGATACCCTGGCTCGTTCCTCCACCAAGAATCAGTGGGAGCCCATTCACAACTCCAATTGTTCCGTTGGTGTGGGTCCCGCCATTGATCGCCGTTTCAATGGTCGGATCAGGTAGCTGGAACTCGTCACCGATGTATTGGACGATGCTGTCGTAGCGGATGACGGTTGGCACGAAGTTCTGATTCCATTGAACTGGATCGAACATCTGCAAAATCATGCCATAGACGGTGCCATAATCCAGGGTGTTGGTTTGTGGATACCCTGGAATAGGATGGGACATGACATAGGTCACCGCCGGATTCACTGACCAGATCGTCAGCGAAGACGACGACTCGTAATTGTTGTAGGCGAAGAAATAGGCACTAACCAGCGCCTGTTCTGGCGGGACGCCAAGATCGAGCAAGCGAGACGCTTCGGACTGATAGGCGTCGTCGAACTTCTGCTGCTCGTTGCCGACTTGGTTCGGGTTGACCCACAGGAGCTTTCCACCAGCCCAGAGGCGATTGAGCTGAATGACCGGGCCACGGCAAAAGCCAACCGCCATGTTGACAGAATAGGTGTAGCTGACCGTGTAGTTTGTCGACCCACCACCACCTTTACCACCCTTGCCTCCCGGCACGCGCTCAGCCGCAATGTGCTGCGTCTCAATGAGCAGCGACGAATAGATCACCTGTCCGGTGACCTTCATCGTTCCCCACAACCGCGCGATCTCGTTGCCTGGCGAGACGGTCGGAACGTTGATGTCGCTGATGCGCGGGCCGAAGTTCCACTGGTCTTTCTGCTTCGGACGAAACAGTGAAGACAGCATCTGAGCGCCGACGCCAACGACGAGTGATATGGCGGCTGTTGCCATTACGCGATGCCTTCCGGATTTTCGGTGCCTGGGATCAGGTATGTCTTGAAGTAGCGGTCCTGCCAGAAGTCGACCAATCGATGCTCGACGACACGCCCTACCTTTTGAAATGCGTGGATCGCGGTGAGGTAACCAGACATCGTTCCGACGACGCCAAAATGTTGTGGCTCACCAGGGCGCGATACCCACACGAGGAAGACGTCTCCCGGCATAAGCTTGTTGTAACCCTGCCGCTCTGGAGTGAGCAATGCGTTGTCCGCGCCGGCACGGACGCGCGCGCCGTTCGGCGACGAGCTGTAATTGTTGACCATCTGATAATCGTAGCCGACGTCTCGCGCCACGTTCCAGATGAGCCCGATACAATCCAAGCCTGTTGCCCTGTTGCGGCCTTGATGAACGAACGGCGTGCCGATGTAGCTGCGCGCCGCCGTGATGATGTCTGCTCGCTTGATGATGTCGGTCACTTGCCACCGCCTCCAGATGGAGTCGAGAAGTTCAATGGTTGCGACGTCGAGAAGTCAGGCGTGGTGAGCGCGCGATCTTCGGTCGGCATGTCAGGGAAGCCACGGTGGTTGAGGATGTTGTTGAACTTCGTCTGGCACGAGGTGCGGATTTTCGAGCAGCCCACCATGATGCGATAGGTATCGCCAACATGAATTGGAGCTGGCATAGATTCTAGCAGCGTGATCACGGTCGGCGTTGTCGAATCGCCCTTTGTCTGCTGGCGCACCTCGACTAGCTTTCCGGCGTTGTTGCCGCTCAGAAATTGCAACGTGCCATACTGATACCAGCCAGCATCTTCAGTCCGTCCGGAATCCTGGAATTGCGTCCGCGAGATCGCGCCGGTTACAGTGCCGTTTTGAATGTTTGCCGGGAAAGCTTCCCACGTCAACTGACCGTCCGTAATCGTGGCACCATTCGTGGTAGGCCACACAGGCTCGGTTGCTCCAGTCGCGCCGCCCATGACATGCTCATAGACGAACTGTGGGTTTCCTGGGTTTGCATTCAGTAGAGAGGACGTCGCGAGGTTGCCTTCAAACGCGGCGGCGAATGCATAACCATAGACAGGACCAAAACCGTTGAACGGATTGATACCAGTCCCAACGAAAGGGTCAGCTCCCAAACCGGTGAAGGAAGTCCCACTATCAATCGTAATTGATTTGTCCACCGTGCCGTTGATGCACATATACCAGAAGCCATTTGGAACAGATGGCTGAACAACACCACCAAAACGCGCGTCGCCTGGGATCGCGGCACACCACGTCGTGTGTGGTGCCCATCTCGGCGGAGGTAGCGGAACTCCGCAACGGCTGTCACCAAGGCGCGCATCACATTCCAGGTTATATTGGCGTCCGAATGGAAGCTGGAGCATGTCGAGCAGCGACCGCAGCTCAGCAGTCCATTCGTTGTTGATCATCGTCACTTCGCCAATGTGACCACGCTGAATCGGAACGGTGCCGGCGCTGATGTTGGTGGGATCAACCCAGAACGAGCGCACTTCGGCGAAATCGAACAATCCGATGCGCACGTCGTGCTCTTGAATCTGTCCACCGAAGACAATCTTCGCGGACGAATTGTTGGCTGAGAAGTCGTTCTTCGTCACGGTCGCTTCGCCAGCGATACCGTTGATCGGGTAATAGACTACCATCGACGGAAACGGAGGAATCTCTTGCTGCACCAGCTCGGTCCAACCGTTGTCCTTCCACCATACGAGATTTTCGTCTTGGACCCAGACTACCCCGTGAATGTCAACCTGCGACTGCAAGCCGGTCACCGAGCCATAAGCCCAGGACCCATTACGCAGCAGCTTGTAGGGGTAGACCGTGGCGTCGAACGTCCAGACGTTGAGATTGAGATCGAGCAGAGCGCCACCGCT